CGTCGTGTCCGTACAGAACCCGGGCATCAAACCCCAAGTCACCCAAAACCTTCAGCCGGTACCGCTGCAACTCACTAAGCTTTCCTGTGCCTGTCTTCAGCTCCACGAACGTCACCCGACCACCCGGCATCAAAACCAAGCGATCTGGCCACCCCGCCGAGGCCGGGCTGACGAACTTCACAGCCTGCCCGCCAAGCCGCCTGATACCCGCCACCAACCGCTTTTCTACGTCCTTTTCCATGTCACCATGTCACCATGACCAGCTTTGCCAACTCTATATAGGAAGTGTGTAGTGTGTTACCACCTACCATCACAGTTACCCTATATAGAATATAGTTAATAAGGGTGACATAGGTGACATTTTACCTATGATGACACCCATCCATGTCACCCCACCAGCATGTCACCCCTAGGTGACATGAAACACCCTTTTTGACCACTTTTAACACCGCATGTCACCCATGTCACCCCTAGGTGTCATTTAAAAACTGTTTTTAGAACTCTTCACCCATGTCACCCCCCACATCAGGCGACCCCATAGCCTTGCTCAGCGGCACGGCCAGATAGCGGCCAGTGGACAGCCGTTTTTTGTTCCCACCATTCAACTTCAGCACCGCAGCACCCGCCAAACTGGTGTCCCTCTTATTGGGACTCCTGACGTCCAACCACCTCAGAATCTCCGACGCGCTCATCCACTTGCACCGCGTCTCGCTAAAATCCGACCACGCCAAGCCGTCGGTAACGAGCTCCGTAATCGGGTCGGCCTGCTCAAACTGGTTGTTATGCACGCTCACCTCACCCATCTCCGACTGGCTCAGGTAGTGCACCTCGCCGCCCTGCCAGAGCACCAGCACCTCAGCCCAGAGCTGCTGCATGTCGATCGAGTGGTCGTGCACGGCCGCGCTCACCGGGATCACCCAGAACCTTGTATTACCCGTCGGGTCACCCAAGAACGTCTCGTCATTGACCGAGGCCACGAACACCGTGCGCCGGGCGTAGCGCGAAGAGGCCGCCGCATACGGCCGCCTGATCTCGTCCACCGTCTGGGTGAGGAAGGCCTTGAGCGCCGCGATGTCGCTCTTCTTAAACGTCGCATCCAGCTCACCCAGCTCAGCCAGCCAGCCCGAGAGCACGTTCATGAGCGAGTCCTTGTCGTGCACGTTCAGGCTCTTGCCGGTGTTGACTAGGTTCATCCACCCGGGCACAAGTGAACCCAGCCACCGGGTCTTGCCGATGTACTGCGCGCCTTGGAGCACCAGCACACCACGCGCCATCACCCCCTCGGGCGAGTAGGCCGCGGCAATGGCCGAGATCGCCCACTTGCGCATGAGCAGCTCCTTGCGCCCGCGGTCAATCGCGTCGGTCACCTCCACCAGCGTGTCGTACCAGCGCTGCAGGCGGCTCACACCATCCCACGGCTTGCTCGACACCCACTCGACCACGGGGTTGTACACGTTCATGTCGGCAATGGTCGTGACGATGCTCTTTAGGTACTGCGTCCTGATGTCGGCCTTGTGGCACATCGACCGGATCACCGTGAGCGAGGCCTCGGCGGCGTTGTCCATCGTCCAGCCCGCGCCGGGCACCATGATCTCGTCGCGCTTGTTGATGCAGTTGTAGCGCACGACGATGCCCGCGTTCTGGCACACGGCCGCCACGTTCTCAATGGTCTGCTGGGGCGCACCCTCGGCGTTCATGTCAGGCAGCGCCATCTGCGCACGCCGTGGGCGCATCATGCGCCGGATGTTGGCCACGGGCATGTTCGCCCCCAGCTCGGCAAAGCGGCGCCTGAGCGCCTGCACGAGCGCGGCCTGCTCAACCTGCCCAACGTCCAAACCGATCTCTGCCGTGAGCGCCTCCAAATCTGTTAACTCGGCCGCCGCGATGCGCTCCGACCATGACGCGACGGCCGCTGTCTTTTCCGCGGCGATTTCTGGCAAGTCCTCGCACATCCTGACCATGGCCAGCTGCGAGGGGTGCGACTGGATCTGCACCAGATCGAGCGGGTCGGCGCCCTCGTCCAAGTGCCCGAACTTGTGCACCCGCACCAGATCGAAGACGTTGACCGCGCGCCCCAGACACGGGTCGCTGGCGTGCTTGTTGACCACGTGCATGCGGTCGTCGCTGATAAAGGCACCACCCACTGAGCCACCACCGGCCTTGTAGGTGAGCCGGCGCTCGTTGTCATCCATCTGGAAGCGGAACTTATCCGATAGCCAGCGCACGATCACCTCCTCCACGCTAAACGCCCGACAGAACGCGCCCACCACGCCGGGCTTCTCGCGCGGGTCACTGAGCGTGTACGACGACGACCCCTCGTACTCAGGCACCCTCACGTCCGACACGTCGATGCTGACCGAGTCAAACCAGCCTGATGACATACCCGAGCGTGCCTCAATGGGATCAAGCACGCCGGCCTCGAACACGGGTGCGGCGGTGTAGTGCGCCTGCACGGGGTTAAAGACCGAGTGATCGAGACCCTCGATGCCAAGACCCCACGCGCGCAGCTGGGCGCTCGTGAGCGGCTCAGCCAGCCAGAACCAGACGTGCGCCTTGAGCACGCCGGGCGTGCGGCCTGCAGACGAGGAGAGCTGCCACCAGTAGCGCACGCCAGCGAACGCCCCACCGGGCAGGGTGGCCTCGATCCACGCGTCGATCGCCTCCTCAGGCGTGCCTGCGTGCTCGAAGTTATCCACGTCGAACATGACCGCGTGCAGCGGCTGGTCGGCGAAGTTAACCAGAGCACGACGCACGTAGCCCGCGTACTCTGACCTCTCAGCGAGCTCGTCGCCCACGTAGGCACCGCGTATCAGGCACACGTCGGGTTTATCCTCGATCCCCCTGAGCACCGCGCCGAGCTCGTCCAAGCTTGCGACCTGCTCGCGGCGCATCCTAAAGTGCTTGGCATCCTCGTAGCCGTCGACTGTGCCGTCCTGCCTCCATAGCTTGGTCATCCTTCGACCGTTCATCGTTCTAAGCAACGTTATCGTGTCTGTCATATTAAACCTTATAATTAAATTTCTTACCGGCGGCCAGACTCAGCGCTGCTGCGAAGCGCTCCGACGGCTTGCGCTTCCCGTGCGCGATCATCCCTAGGTAACTCATGCTACTGTGCACGCCAAGCGCAAGATCACGCTTTTGCTGCGCAGTCAGCGAGGCATAATACTTACTGAACTTGAACATACAAAACCTCCGAAAGAGCAAAAATATTAACACAGTTAAAATCCGTGATACTATTTAAATTCATCAACACGGAGAAACACAAATGTTTACGATCAATATCCAAGCCCAGACGATTGAGGAACTACGCCGCAAGGTGCTCGACATGATACAAAGCATGACACCCGTTCAGTCGGCGCAGACAGTAGTCACCGCCACCGTCGCTGAGCCAGTCGAAGAGACAGAAGAAACCAAGCCTGCTAAGTCACGCAAGAAAAAAGAGCCCGAGCACATCAGCATCGAAGACCTACAGGCGCTGTGCGTGGCCACGGCCGCAGAGGTCGGTAGCCCAGCAGTCAAGGCGATGATCTCGCAGTACAACGCCGGCGGCATCAAGGCCATGACCGACGAGCAGCGCGACGAGCTGGCCGCCAAGCTGAGCAACCGCCATGAGTGACTTGTTCATCAACAAGAATGAATGGAAGCACTTTACTCCAAGTGAAATGGGCGACTACGTCGAGCGCGTTTTCAATCATTACCGCGCTGCGGGTTTTCCGTACTTTCCTGATGATGATCACACGCGCCAAGAACAATTCAGGAAGCTAATGCAGTTTGATATATCCAACCTGATAGACGGTAAGGTAATCAATCAAACGATGCATGGATTAGCTTTGGCGTGGTCATACATGCCGCACAGCTGGGATGTTGTCTGTAACAACAAGCGCACCCCGATACAGGCGTTTAATGATGATGGCATATTTCGCCAAGTCATCCGTAAGCGCATTAAGATGGGTGACAACATAAGCGACAACGGCATCCGCAAGATGTTGAAGCTTTTTAGTGGTAACCAGTCGGTTAGCAACTTTAGGCCGACAGCAGCCGCCGCAATTTACAAAGCCTTTACCAACCCCGGCGACACCGTGCTAGACATGTCTGCCGGGTACGGCGGCCGCTTGCTGGGCGCGATCAAGGCTGACGTTAATTACATCGGCTACGAACCTTGTGGGAACACGTACGAAGGTTTAAACCAGATTGCGGATGATTTTTGTCAGAGGGGTTACCGGCTTTATCATACAGGCTCTGAAGCGATGGATCTATCCAATGCCGTTGATTTTGCGTTCACATCGCCGCCTTATTTCAACACAGAGAAGTACAGTACCGAGGCGACGCAGAGCTATATTAAGTTTCCTACCAAGACCTTATGGGTTGACGGTTATTTGCGTAGTACTTTTTTACGAACGCATCGCGCGCTTCGCGATAGAAAATTTATGGCCATCAACATACAGGATGTGCCAAGCTTTAAAAACCTATGCAGTGTTGCAATTTCTGTTGCCCAAGAAAGCGGATTTACATTAACGGGTTCGTTGAAGTTGGCATTAAGCAATCCAAGCATGAGCACAGATGCGCCGGCGTTTAAGTACGAACCTGTTTTTATTTTTCAAAAGGATTGATATGTCAGAACACGCCTACCTTGGGTGCTCCAAGAGCCACCAGTGGCTCAACTGCACGCCCAGCGTGCGGCTCGAGTCGCACTTCCCCGACGAGCAGAGCCCGTACGCGGCCGAGGGTCGTCTTGCCCACGAGCTCGGTGAGCGCGCGCTCGTGACAGGCAAGTCTGCCGACGACATGTCGGGCGACTACAGCCAAGAGATGCGCGACGCGGTGCAGGTCTACCTAGACTACGTGCGCGCGATCAAGCACGAGCACATGCTGGTGGAGGTCAAGCTTGACGTCAGCCCGTGGGTGCCAGAAGGCTTTGGCACAAGCGACTGCGTGCTGATCGATCGCCAGACGATACACGTGATCGACTACAAGCACGGCAAGGGTGTCGCCGTGGACGTCCAGAACAACTCGCAGGCCATGCTCTACGGCTTGGGTGCGCTCAACGAGTACGACTTGGTGTACGGCCCGTTCACCGACGTGGTGCTCCACATCGTGCAGCCACGCATCCATAACATCAGCTCGTGGACCACTAACGTTGACGCACTCCTTGCATGGGGCGAGACAGTCAAGCCAATTGCTGAGATCGCGTTTAAGGGCGAGGGCGAGCCGGTCGCGGGCGACCACTGCCGGTTCTGCAAGGCACGCCACTCGTGCCGAGCACGCGCCGACATGATGATCGCAACCGTGGCCGAGCAGCCCAAGGGCGATCTCATGGCCGACGCAGAGCTCGCGGCGCTTTACCCAAAGCTTGCCGGCATCGTCGCGTGGGCAAATGATTTGCAAGACCAAGCACTTAAGCGTGCCGAGACCGGCGTGAAGCTTCCGGGCTTGAAGTTAGTCGAGGGTCGCAGCGTGCGCAGTTGGGCAGACGACGCGAAGGTTGCGCAGAAGTTATTAGAAAACGACTTCAAGTCTGCCGACATCTATGCTACAAAGCTGCTTGGAATAGGCGCCATCGAGACCCTCGTTGGCAAGAAGAAATTTACTGAGTTGCTTGGTGACCTGATTACTAAGCCGCCCGGTAAACCCACGCTGACTACGATCGAGGACAAGCGATCGGAACTCAGCACAAACGATGCAGCGCTCGCCGAGCTGCTGCGTTCTTAAACACGTTAAAAAGGTTCTACTATGGCAACCGCCGCTAAAATACAAGTCACACGCTCTTCACGAGTCAACTCACCCAAGGCACGTGCGTCCTACCCGCACATCTTCAAGCCCACGGCCTTCCAAGGCGAGGGTGACCCAAAGTACTCGATCAGCCTGCTCGTGCCCAAGTCCGAGAAGAAGTTCATCGACGACCTGCGCGCAGCCCAAGACGCCGCGATCAAGGAGCTCTACCCCACCAAGGTGCCCGCGAACTTTGAGCGCTGGGGCATCACCGACGGCGACGAGGTCGACGACCAAGCCGCCAAGGGCAACTGGGTCATCAAGGCGAGCAACAAGCAGCGCCCACGCATCGTGGACGCCAACAGCGCCGAGATCTTGGACGAGCTCGAGGTCTACGGTGGCTGCTACGTGCGTGCATCACTGAACGCCAAGGCCTACGGCACCTCGCAGAAGGGTGGCGTGACTCTTGAGCTCAACGTCGTGCAGAAGGTCGGCGACGGCACCCCGTTCGGTGGCGCGGCCAAGGCCATGACCGACGCGGTCAACGAGCTCGGCGCCTACGAGGCGTCAGGCGAGGACTGGTAAGCTAGTTACAGGTCGCCGGGCACCTGAACCCAAAGCCCGGCACCAACACAGGACACACGATGAAAACGGTCGCACTTGATATTGAAGTCTACAAAGATTACTTCCTCGTCATGCTCAAGGATGAGCACAAGACGATGTACTACGAGATGTACGAGGGTCACGACCTGAACCGTGACGCACTGCGCAGCGTGCTTCGCCGCGTGTGCGTGGTGACGTTCAACGGCAACGGCTACGACATGCCGCTCCTGAACGCGGCGCTCGAGGGCGCGAGCTGCCACGAGCTCAAGGAGTACTCGGACAACATCATCGTGCACGACATACGGCCGTGGGAGCTCGAGCTGCGCCCACCCAAGGGCGTGAACCACATCGACTTGATCGAGGTCGCGCCGGGGCTCACGGGGCTCAAGAACTACGCCGGGCGCATGGGCGCACCCAAGATGCAGGACTTACCCATCGAGCCATCAGCGAGTATCACGCCTGAGGATCGTGTGGCGCTGCGCGAGTACTGCGCCAACGACCTAGACGTGACGCTCATGCTCCTTAAGCGCCTGCAGCCCCAGATCGCGCTGCGTGAGAAGCTGGGCGACCAGTACGGCCAAGACCTGCGCAGCAAGTCCGACGCGCAGATCGCGGAGGCCGTGATCAAGGCCGAGGTGCACAACGTGACCGGCAAGCCCGTTGGCAAGCCCCGTGTGAGCATCGGCAGGGTTTTCAAGTACAAGGCACCTGCATTTATTCAGGAGAGCGCAGCGCTTGATTTTGTGCGTTCTTGCGACTTCGTGATCGCAGACACGGGCTCGCCCAAGTGCGAGGCGCTGGACAACTACCGCGCTGGCACCTACCGCATGGGGATCGGTGGCCTGCACAGCACCGAGAGTGCGGTGACGCACATCGTGGCCGAGGACGAGTTCCTGATCGAGCGTGACGTGGCCTCATACTACCCGTCGATCATCCTGCAGTGCGGCCTGTACCCCGAGACGATGGGCGAGCCCTTCCTTGACGTGTACACGACCATCTACGAGCGCAGGCTGGCCGCCAAGGCCGCGGGTGATAAGGTGACCGCAGACACGCTGAAGATCGCGCTCAACGGCACGTTCGGTAAGCTCGGTAGCCGCTATAGCTGCCTGTACTCACCGGGACTGCTCGTGCAGGTCACGCTCACCGGCCAGTTAGCACTACTTGACCTGATCGCGATGGTTGAGCGAGCCGGCGCGCAGGTGGTGAGTGCCAACACAGACGGCATCGTGATACGGGGCAAGAAGGTGCAGTACGCGGCCGTGCAGGCTGCCGTGCGCGCGTGGGAGCACCACACGGGCTTTGTGACCGAGGAGGCCTCGTACATCGCGCTGCACTCGCGTGACGTGAACAGCTACGTGGCCATCAAGGCCGACGGTCACGTGAAGCTCAAGGGTGCGTATGCGGCCACCACGCTCTCAAAGAGCCCGGCCAACGAGATCTGCTCGATCGCGGCCGTGAAGTACCTGCTCGATGCCACACCGATCAGGCAGACCATCTACGGGTGCGAGGACATCACGCTCTTTGCCACGGTGCGTGCGGTGCGCACAGGCGCGATCTACCGGGGTAAGTACTTGGGCAAGGTGGTGCGCTGGTACCGGGGCACCGAGGGCGACTTCATACGCTACAAGAAGAACGGCAACAAGGTGCCCAAGTCCGACAACGCGGTTCCTATTATGGAGCTGCCAGAGGTTCTACCCACTGACATCGACTACCAGTGGTACATGAGCGAGGCAGTAAAGATCCTGATAGACGTGGGTCTGCATAAACTTTATTGACTCAGTTAAAAAAAAGCTTTACATTGTCAATTCACACGGAGAAACACATGCTTACACGATATCTTGCCTTTGTAGTTAAGGCCTCAGTTGTTTTTTACTCGATCTTCATCCTGTACTTCGTCATTTCTTACGGGCTGTGATCATGGAACTTAGACCCGAACACGCACCCTACGCCCCTGCCTCGGCCACCAACGTGCAGCGCACTTGGAAACAGTACGGCTGGACGCCCCCATCAAAGGACGCAGTAATTATCGCCAAGTGGGAGTACTACAAGAGTCTCTCGCTGCTGTCAGAAACCACCCTACACATCAAGAAGGATTAAATCATGGAAGAAATTACAAAGATTGCATTGAACAAGGCCATCGTGCTTTTAAAGGCCATCAAGGCCGAGTACGTCATCCAGATACCTGATGAGCCAATCATCAACGAGGGCTCGCTCGAGGTGGTCGCACCGCGCGAGCGTAAGAGGCGTCAGATGACGGTACCCTACGGCACGTACAGCACCTTTTTAACCGGCAAAGACTTTGACAAAATGCAACCCAGTGACGTGTTTTTACTTGAACCCGGCGAGTTTGACGCCGAGTCGTTGCGATCGGCGGCCGTGTCGCGTGGGTGCAAGCTGTGGGGCAACGGCTCGGTCATGAGCACCATCAAGAACAACGTCATTGAGTTCATGAGGCTGCAATGACCCCTGAAAAAATACTGAGAAACTTGGATCACGGGTTCTTCATGACCCACCAAGAGCAGGCCGAGGCCGCCGCACTGATTCGCGATCAGGAGAAGTCGATCAAGGTGCTGCACGAGAACATCCACGGCTACGCGGCCGAGGTCGTGCGCCTGCGCTCGCAAATCCGTGCGGCGTGGTCGGCACTGCAGACTGGGCATGACGTCGACGTTGTGGCCGCCATTGATATCTTACGGAGGTCCAATGAAAGAGCATCGTGAATTGCAGACGCTGATCGACCAACTTGAGGCGCATATCAGGGCACAGGCGGCGGAGATTGAATCACTGCATAAGCTGCTTGACAGCACGGTTAGCCTCGCGCCCAGCATAGCAAGAGACGCCGCACGCTACCGTTGGCTGCGTAAGTACTCAGGGCAGATGTTCATGGCAACTGAGCGACAGGTGGATGATGAGGTTGATCGTGCGATGAGCGGGGGTGTGAAATGAAACACAAACACTACGACCTAATTATTGCGTGGGCAAACGGCGCAAGGATTGAGGCACGATTGAACGGGGGCGAGTGGCATGAATTGACTACACCTGCGTGGAACGGCATTGATACTGAATATCGTATCAAGACTGAGCCTAAGCATGATTTTTACACATACCTAACAGTTACCCACAGCTATACAGGTACGCAAACTCTTTGCTGGTATGGTTCAGACAATGTGAAATTTACTTATGACGGTGAAACACGCAAGCTGAAATCAGCGGAGGTGATATGAAACAAGTGCCAATTAAATTTCCGTCAGGTTTTGAAGATACTCCCGACACGCCAACGGTCATTCAGCTTGGTCGGTTGATCCTTGGTGACACGCAGTGTCGTTTGTACTTTGCTGAAGATGGCAAGATGCACATGTACTGTGGTCGTGGCGCACAAGAGTTTATTAAGTTTGCGCCTGAGCCTACCGACGAGATAATGATGTACGGATTTGGGGGTAAGCCATGACCACACCACTCACATCAAAGCAGCTCGCTGCGCACATCCTGAAGATACTCGACGACGTTGTGAAGGACTACCCCGAAGACGAGCGTGAGGAGGCCAAGGTGGGGATCCTGAACGCCTTCTCAGGTCAGATGTTTGCTATGCCAATGAAAATGGGAGAGGACGCATGAACATTGACTCACCATTTGAACAGTGGCGCTTGAAATATATGCAAGGTACGGCAGCAAGCCGTGAAATCATGGAGTTGCTTGCCTTGGCGTTTGAGGGTGGTCGTGTGGCAGAGCGCGAGGCTATTGCAAAAGAATGGCAAGATACTTTTAATGCAGCAATCAGAGCAAGGGGTGATAAATGAACGATAAATTCGACTACATGGTGCTCGGCTACATTATCGGCATGGTGACATGCTTTCTTGTCTTGAATTTGCAGGGGGCAATATGCACGCACTAGAAATGGCATTAGAAGCCTTGACAAACCCGAGCACGATAGCGGTGCAACACGCTGTTGAATTGATACGGGCAGAGTTAGCCAAGCCTGAGCAAGAGCCTTGGTTATGGATCAATAAAAAAGGTTCAGGTGTTTGGATTTCAAATCAACTACCTGTTGACCCTGAAAACTGGGATGCTGTTTACAAATCACCACCACGCAAAGAATGGGTCGGGCTGACGGATGATGAGTGCATAAAATTAATTGATGAAATCCGTATTTATTCTGGAGATTATGAATTATTGATTGCCCGTACCATTGAAGCCAAGCTCAAGGAGAAGAACAATGCCGTTTAAACCGCACCCGACAGACCCCACAAAGGTTATTTATAAGACGAGTGAGTACTGGATACCCAAGGCGTGGCAAGGGCTGACAGAGGATGAAGTTGATTTAATTTTGTGGCAGGGCGTTTTTGATGCTAAAGATGTTCGCGCCATTGAAACGAAGCTAAAGGAGAAAAACGGTGCCTAAGCTACCCTACACCTACACCATCGTGCCGCCCAACGACCCACCACGGTCTAAATTCACGGCGGGGTCTACTGATCTAGGCATGTTGCTCAAGCACAGCAACTACGCTGACCTGACGATCAACCAAAAGCGTGATGGCATGTTCCAAGCGTGGAACGAGGGCGTGTGCGGTACGCCTATTGAGCTGTCTGTGCGTGAGCTTAAATACCAACCAAAGCTCAGGTGGCAGCTACGCACGAAGGAAGACTGCATGAAGATGCACCTGCACTTTAAAAAGCTAGGCAATCAGATGCTTGCTGCCAATTACCTGTACGAGTACGAACACTATGACGAGTTAACCAATGAACATCCCTGCTGACTTACCCGAGTGGATGCTGTGGTTCTACGGCGCATGGTGCGTATTTTTAATATTTTTAAAGTGGTGGTTTAAAGATGGCAAATATTAGCGATTTCCAAAAGTCCTTTCTGGCTCGGGGCACCAACAGCACGCTCTTCACCCAGAAGGAGTTTGACGAGGCCTTGGCCGTTGCGCAGGCGCAGATCATGCAGGTCGCGATCAACACAACCAAGAGCGCGATTGCAATCGAGCGTGAAGAGTGCGCCAAGCTCGTTGACGCAATGCGCAAGGGGCTCGATGGTGTGGACGTGCCGATGGTGCTCGACGTGGCGCTCGAGCAGCTCGCAACGCAGATTCGTAACAGGCTAAAGAAATGATACCCGTGTTCACAGCAGTGCCCAGAGGCAAGTCGGTGGCCAAGGCGCTTGCGAAGGCCGGCCGCGCTACAACAAGCATACTGACAAAGCTGACTGACAAGTCACCCGCGTCGGTACGTGATGCCCTTACCAAGTTGCACCGCCAAGGCAAGATCCACATCGGTGACTACGAGCTAAGCCCGCGCGGCAAGGTCACGAGGATCTGGTACTGGGGCGATGGCGACGACGCACGCGAACCCGTGGTCGCCAAAGACCGGTCAACATTTATCCCCCGCCCTGACGCGGCAGCAGCATGGTTAAGGAACCCGATATGAGCAACGTATTAAAGCAGGGCGAGTACTTAAAAGAGATTGTGACACGTGCTAACGAGCAACAGGTAGGCGGCGCACATTACGCAGTCAAAGCCATACAGCCGTGGGACTACATCGTCGCCAACAACTTGGGCTACCTCGAGGGCAACGTCGTGAAGTACGTCAGCCGGTGGAAGGACAAGGGCGGCGTTGAGGACCTGAAGAAGGCGCGGCATTATTTGGATAAACTTATTGAGGTTAACAATGAAAAAATTTGACGGGCTCGAGAGCGCCCTAGTTGGCACGGCCGAGGTCTGGCAACCAGACGGTAACCGTGTCACCCGGGCGGTCTACGACGGCGAGAAGATCATCAGGCTGCTCATGCAGGACATGCCGCAGGGCGACGCACGCGAGTACTGCGACTTCAACATCGAGGGCGGTTACCACGGTGAGGACACACCCATTATTTTCTGGAACCACGATGAATGACGACGACCTAGTTAAACTGTACGCCGGCATGGCGATGCAGGCACTGATAACGGCCGCCAAGGTGCCTTGGGATCTGATCCCGCACTTGGCCAACGAGATGGCGCAGAAGATGATTGCCGAGCAGGGGAGCACGTAATGGCCGGCTACTCGCTATCGCTGATTAAGCAGATCAACGACACGCCCTTCACGCCGTTCACACGCTTGGCCATGAAGGCCATCGAGCGTGACGTGAGCATCGTGGACATTGCAGATCACCTAGGGGTGTCACGCACCGCGGTGTACGCGTGGTTCTTGGGCAGGTACGAGCCAAGCGACGATAAATTTACCAAACTGGAGAAATACCTTGAACGAATGTGAACAGGCATACAAAGACTGGCTCAAACTGCTCGACCGTGCAGAGGCCAACGATTTACTCGAAGACCCCTACAACATCTGGCTCACTGCGTGGGAGCAGGCTACGGTATTAAAAACTGAGCGTTCCGAGGATCGCGCTCCAACATCGGGGTGATGGCCTTGGAGTACTGATTGACCAACGAGCGCCCAGCCGGTATGGCGGTCATCGCGGCACCTGTACCTACCGCGTACGGGTTGCCGGTTAGCATGAGTGCCCCACCTGCACCACTCAAGGCATCCATCGCGGCCTCGGTGTAGTTGGGGTTCTTTTCCTTCATCTGCTTTTGTGTCTCGGCCACGGCTTTCACAATATCGTGCCCTGCTAACGCACCACCTGCAATTGGTAATATGGGACCAAGTGTCTTAGAGATAGCCCGTCCGGCTTGTGCAAGCACCCCCGGCCGTTGAGCCTGAAGCCGTGCAAGCTCTTCAGCCGTCTGGGTAGCTGCGCCTGTTGCCGCGGTGTAGTTGGTCTGCGCACGAGCGAACTCGTTGGGCGCGTTGCCTGTCAGGTTTAACCATTGCGCCTGCGCGGCTGCACGAGCAGCTTGCGCTTCCTCGTTTGCCGTTTGCGCGGCCTGTAAGGCGTTGACCACCGTTCGTTGCTCACCAGCTAACCTGTCGGGCAAAATAAGGCTTTCACCCGCGCTCATGCCGGGTACAGGGCTCATAGTTCGATTGAGCGCGTAAGCGGCCTCCATGCTCGGTTGCTGGCTGGCTTGCAAGGGTGTTAGCAAGGGCGTCATACCTTGACTGGTGTTCCTACCTGTCGCCCAGTTAACCACCGGTGTGCGCTCAACAGGCGTGCCAAAGGGGCGTGCGGCGGCCTGTGCTGCAGCTAACCGCTGGGCGGCCTCTTCAGCAGCAGCGGTCGTGGCACCAAGGTTAGCGTAAGCAATGTCCGTAGCGGTGTAGTAAGGGAGCTGCTGCGCGCGGTAGTTGTTTAGCGCACTCGTCACGCCAGTCTGTGCCTGCGAGGCGGCCTCGCGCGCTGGGGTAAGCCCCGGTGGCCCAAAGGGCGCTTCTGGCCGATTACGGATTGTTTTTAGTAGCTCCTTGGCCACGCCTACGGATGCACCCGCCGCGGTCGGGGCAAGGTAAGCTCTGATCTCGTCGGTCGAGGCAGATTCTTTTAATTTAGGCGCGTCAGTGGGTTTGGCTGTTATGCCGATAGTTTCTTCTAACGAAGGCAAACCCGTCGTATCGGGTCTTTCCCGTTTAGGGGGGTTTAAAGTTTCTTCAAGGGTAGGTAATCCCATTATTGCTCCCCTAAAACAGTCCGATACATGTCAGAATAATGCGCATTGACCTGACCGTATCGCGATGATTTATTAGCAGGGTCAAAGAACGTTTCAAGGCCTGCGCCTTTATTATTTTGTTCAAACTCCGTAAAGGCTTTATACATCTGAGCGCGATGCCCGTTTTGTACTTGGCTGCGCTTGATGTAATCCCTAACGGATTGCACAGTATCCGACATGCCTGCCAGCGGGGCTTGCAACAGCTTGTCCTCGTTGTTACTGATGGTGCCCGGGATAGCGGCTTTGTTGGCCATTGCAGCGGCAAAGAACTGCTGCGCCAAGATCATGCGAGCGCGTTGGTAATCAGTGCGCTCGGTATCTTTCATGCTCGCCAAAATGTACTCATCAACCGGTAAACGAAGTGACCCAAAACTTCCAAGTGGGATACCCTGATTGATAGCGGTGTTCACAATGTCACGGATATCGTTGTTGTTGCGCAAGATATCAAACACTTTTGGATTACGTTTAGCAATGGTTTCAAGAGAAGTTAAGTCTGCAAAAATTTGATCCGTCACACCCGGCCTGAATTCCAAAATAGCCTTGCGAACCGGCTCGGCCTCTTTACCGCGTAGGGTTAAGTTAGCGTTCGCGCGTTCTTGAACTTTAACTTCTTGATCATATTCAAATTTACGCCTTTCTGCATTACTCATACGACTTAAGTCGGTTGTAATGTTAGTAACCGGATCGGTGTATGAATTGCCATCATGCTTAGCACTCGGTGCAGGTGCTCGTGCATTAGGCGAAACTACTATTGGTCCCGGAGCACCTGCGGGCGGGGTGTTGGTTCTATCATCTGAGCCACCCACAGGGGCATCGGCCGCTTGGGGAGGACGCGCGCCATCGATGCCGGGGACAACGTTAGCAGGTAATGGCTGCTGAGTTGTAGAACCACTAGCCGGGTTAGGGCTAGCGCCCGGTGCCCGGGGGGTCGCACCGATACCGCCTATTGATTTAAAGTAAGCAGCAGCGCCCGGGATTCGATCGTCAATTTCAAAAATACTCATGCCTTGTTTTTGTAATGCAATTGCTGTGTCAATCAGTTTTTCCTGCATCCCCATTTGCTCAGTAACAAACTTTCGCAGCTCAGGGTCATTTACAAGTGCTGCGTGAGCTTGCGCCAACCTTGGCATCAATCCAAGATCAATGCCGCCGTTAGCGGGCTGTACCCCTCCCATTACTTCGGATGGTGACTTGTTAAATATCTTACCAACAATATCGAGCCCTTTTGCTTGCTTGGCCACTTGATATTGTTGACCCGCTAACTGCGCGCGCATCTGAGCAATTGGTATGGCTTGCGCCTCTTGCGCTTGACGCTGCTCGCCCGCAACATCCATGGCCCGGCCAAACGCCTCTGCAGCGCTACCAGTACGACCCGGGTTAGCTAACGCACCCGCGATCTGAAACCAGTTAGTGCCGCCACGGTTCTCAAGCGCTTTTAACTGGGCGTCAATCGCGGCATTGTATTTAGCAAGCGCTTCTTGGTCGGCAGTAATGCCCATCGGTGGGGCAATCACCCCAGCCGACAACGGCGCACCTTCAACTTTTGTGACCATGATTATTTGTCCTTAATTAGTAATACCCGTGCCAGATGGGGGAGCGTTAATTATGGCTGCAATATCGTCCTGCAACGGATTGCTTGCGCTTCCACCAACGTTGCTTGAACCAAACAAATTACCAATGCCGCTAACAAAGTTCTGCCAAGGTGTGTTGCCTCCACTCGCGGGAGTAGAGAATGCACCCATAACGCCAGCGCCCAGCGAGCCAATCTGCTGCAGAGGCGATGATTGGTACGCGCCGGGTATCGGCCCAGTGTAGGTAGACGACACAGAGGTCGGGATCGTGAACCCCTTCATGAGCGCCGCCTGCTGGGCTGCGACCTGTAGTGGAAACAGCTGCTGGTTCTGCGCCATCTGCTGCTGCTGACCGCCCATTGTAGACAGCGCGTTCACGTCACCCATGCCCAAGTTCTGCGTCGTGGTGGCGAGGTTACCCATCTGCGCACCGCCTGCCATCTGGCGCTGCAGATCAGCCTGCGCGGCTGTCATCGCGTTCTGGTAACCGCTTGCGAGCAAGCCCTGCTGCTGGCCACCGAGTGTCTGCAGTGCACCTGTGATGTTCTGACCAAGCACGTTGGCGCCGCGAGTTGATCCAAACTGACCCGAGCCCACCGCACCCGCAGTTGCCTGCGGCGAGATGGTGTTGCGAATGTTTTGCAGACCAAGGCGACCCGCCTCGTCCACGACACTGCTCATGTACGGGTTCATGTATCCTGAGACAATATCTGGCGCAGCCGTTGTCGCGGCGTTCATGGTGAGCGCGTTAGCAGAACTTAAGTTGGGCTGGTAGTTGCCCACGTTCGCGGCGGTCTGGTTAAACGCCTGCGTCTGCAGGGGCTGCGCACCGACGTACTGGGCGTTGGTACCTGCAGTCGTGCTCTTGCCTGCCAAGTTGTTCAGGTAGTCCATGTACCACGCGGGTGCCGCAGTCGCCTGCTGCTGCGTGGTCGTGATATTTGGTAGCGCCGCGCCCTGAGTGAACGAGCCACCTGTTGGCGTGGAGGGCGTGCCTAACTGCGGCGGTGTCACGTAGTTAGACGGCGCTGCGGTGATTGCTTGATCAGGCATGATTATTTCCTTTTACCTTTGCTAGCCTCGGCTAGATATTCAAGAGGTGATTTAGATTTTGGTGGTATTGAATCAATCGGAGCAGAGCGCTTGTGGTGCCTAATAGACTCCCGCATTTTATCAAGAACCGCGGCGCCTGCGTCACTTGAGCCGTTGCCTAATTGCGCCACTGTCTCGGCATCAAAGACGTACTCGCCGTCTGCAAGCATCGCGGGGATGTCGTCCGACTGACCGTCGCCGCGCCCCCTGACGTAGTGCCCAGTTGCGCCCGTGATGAACTCGGGGATGTGCTCGCCCTCGCCGTGGGCTTGACCGCCCTTGGCCATCGTACCCGCGCCCAGACTTTGGATACCTGAGCCAGCCATAGCTAGGGGGTTGGTGCCCGAGCCCTGATACAGCCAGTCCGAGCCCGACGCCTTGCCTGTTGGGATGACTGGGATGCCGGGCGTCGGCTTGCCCATCGGTTGGCTTCCCGCAAACGTCGTGGGGTTGCCCGCAGACGCGTCGGTGCCGTAGGTGAAGTAGTTAGGTGCGGCACGCTTTTGCAGCACGCTGTAGAGGCTTGGGTCAACGCCGTAGATGCCCTGCTGCATCTGCGCGAGCTGTAGCGGGCTACCACCCTGTGCTGCGCGTACAGGTGCTAGCTGCTGGTACACGTTGTAGTTCTCAAATGGGTTGTATTCTTCCACGTTCGCGCCTTGCAGAAATGTAGCTTGTAAGTTACCGGGCAGTGCACCGGCAGTTGATCCAGTCGTCAGCACAGGGCTGCTGTATCCATACCCAGTGCCCGTACCAGCCCCTGACCCAGAACCAGTGCCAGTGCCTGACCCAGAACCCGAGCCCGAGCCCGTGCCTGAACCCGCACCTGAGCCGTCACCCGAGCCCGAGCCTGAGCCTGAGCCGCTGCCTGAGCCAGTACCAGTGCCAGCGCCTGAACCAGCGTCCGAACCGCCGCCTGATTCACCGCCTGTGCCAGTGCCGCCTGATCCACCGCCGCCACCTGTGCCCGCGTCCGAACCACCACCACCCCCACCCC